AGAGTAAATTAACTAATGCTAATGGTACTAGCTCAACACAAAAAATAACAACTGATGGAAAAGGTATTGTCTTCTCCATGGTTTTCGGGTATTAATATAGAAGGAGAATAAAAAATGGCAACACCGAATCTAGCAAATATAGCAACAATTACACCTAAGAATGCTATGGGTAGTTTATCTGATACAAACAGAACTACTATGATTGATGTACCTGCAGAAACTGCAGTGAGAATTGATACAATATTATTAGCCAATATTGATGGAACTAGTGCTGTTGATGCAACGGTAGAAATTAGTAACGACAATGGTTCAACTTATTTTAAAATTGCAAGCACAATATCTGTGCCTGCAGATTCAACATTAGATTTAATTGCTAGACCTATCTATTTAGACGAAACAGACATTATAGCTGTTACAGCAGGAGCTGCTAACGATTTAGCTTTTCATGTTTCTTATGTAGAAATGGTTGATTAATTTTAGGGAGGAAAGATAATTAATGCCAAGAATTATAAAATCAGCTAAAGGAACTTTTACAACATCTACCGTAACTATTGATTCCTCTGGAAGAGTTGTTGCAGCAGCGACAGGTTCCGCTGGAGGTGCAAACCAAGTTCCAACGTTAATGGTAACAGATGGAACTAATGGTTCTCACACTACAAGTAATAATGCCAATTTTGGATTAGCTTATATCTACGCTGGCGGAGGCGGCGGAGGCGGAGGCGGAAATTTTCCGGGAAACTCAGCTGGTGATGGCGGACCCGGTGCAGAAGGTGGTTTTGGAGTTTATGGTTTTCCTATCTCTGGAGGCGAGTCACATAATTATACTGTTGGAGCAGGGGGAAATGGTGGAGGTCCTGCTGGTCCTATTACAAATGGAAATGCTGGTCAAACAGGTCAAGCAACTACACTAACAAATATTGGAACTGCTAACGGCGGTGGCGGCGGATCAGGTGGCCCAAAACAAGGTGGGAACGCTAGCGGAGGAAGTGCTGGATCAGCACCAGGTTCATTGTTTGCCTCTGCTGTAAGCGCTGATAAAAAAGTTCACTCAGGTGGGGTGGAATATGGTAGTGGCGGCAGTGGTGGAGCTCAAGGTGATCCCGCAGGATCTGGACAAGCTGGTGGCAGTGGTGCTTTATTTATTTATGAAAATATAGGGGAATAATGGCTATATTTATTTTTAGAAAAGATTCAAACGATCAAACAGGTGCTTTATGCAATATTGCTGAAAATCAAACTGTGTTAGATAATAATTGGAATGGAAATTCTTTAAATTATGACATGGTGAATGTATCAGATGAACTTTTTAACTCTGTAAGATTACAAGAAAAAGCAATAATTTCTAAAAATGGAGAAACTGTAAACACAATAGATTTATCTGTAGCACACAATTTTAAAGCTGGTTTAACGAGTGAAATTAATACTAAAATTGATGCAATGAATAAGTGGTTAAAAATAAATTCTTCAAAACCTTTAGCTAGCTCTGTTACAACATATAAAAATTTTATAACTAATATAGATGTTAACAATTTAATTACTGACCCATCTGATGGTGCAACGTTCGATGAAACAACTGGTTTGTATTCTGATGGAACACCTTTAAATTCTTCTTTAGAAAAATATGTTGAGGATCAAGGTGTTACAGCAATTCATTGTAGCCAACTTTTATAGTTTACTTTGTACGTTTTTTAACGTATAAATTTATTTATGTTTAGAAAGACAATAGAATTTATAGCTAATGAAAAATATGTTGATTCAAAACAAGATCAACCTATTCCAATAAAATTAAATATACCGGAGTGGTATAAAAAATTAAAACATTCTGTTGATAAAAGAACTGTTAAAGGTTGTATGCCTTTTTTAGATTCTATAACCACTGGATATTTATTAAAAGTTCCAATAGATATAAAAATAAGACATAATGTAGATAACGAAGAAACAGGTCAAAAAGATGGTTTTTGGAAAACAGGAACTATAGATGCACACTTAATGAAATCTGAAAGAATAAATGTAAACACACAAAATCCTGATAGTCATTCTAACGAACAATTAGAAGGGTCTCCAATTAATAAAAAAAATAAAAGTTTGCCTTTTTACAAAATATTAAATCCTTGGATTATTCAAACACCTCCAGGATACTCTTGTTTATTTGTGCCACCTTTAAATAATAGTGATGATAGATTTTCAATTATTCCTGGAATTGTTGATACAGATACATATCATCAAGAAATTAATTTTCCAATAGTCGTAAACGGAGATAAGTATGAGGTTTTAGATACAATAATAAAAAAAGGAACTCCTTACGTTCAAATTATTCCTTTTAAAAGAGATAGATGGAAAATGAAAATAAAAGGAGAATCATCAGATAAACTTAAAAAAAGAAGTATGTTTTATCCTTTTACAATTTTACATAATTATAAAAAAAATTTTTGGAGTAGAAAATCATGGACTTAAAAAATTACGTGTTTATTAGAGATAATCTAATTCCAATAAATATAGTTAGTAGTCTTATAAAATTTTCAAATTCTTTAGATTTTACTCCAGCTTATGTGGGGGGTGGAGAAAAAGAGATTCGGGTAGTAGATCAAAGTATTAGAAATACTTACGCGTATCCTTTAACAAGTCCAAATTCTTCTTTAACTCATTGTCATCGTCACAATCTTTTACATTATTATTTTAGTACAGCGATTAGAGAATATTTTGAAAAAATTAATATACAAGACTCTAATCCAAAATTTTTAAAAATAAAAAATATAGATGTTTTAAAATATAAAGAAGGTGGTTTTTATAAATACCATGTTGATCATTTTGACAAAGAACCAAGAACTTTTAGTTGTATACTTTTATTAAATAATGATTACGAAGGTGGAGAACTTTGTTTTAGGTATCCTGATACAACAAAAGAATGGGCAGTAGAAAAAAAAGCAGGGAGGATTGTGGTTTGGCCAAGTAATTTTTTATATCCACATTGTGTAAAACCTGTTACAAAAGGAGTAAGATATTCAATAGTGTCATGGGCAATATAAGAGAATTTAAATATAAAAAAATAGAAAACTTTCTTACAAAAGAACAAGTATCATTAATGAGTCATTATTGTAAATTAAAACACATTGTAAACAAAGATAATTTTGATTTTGAACAAAGCAATGTTGGCGACTCTTATTTTTATGCAGACCCTGCTATGGAGGCTTTAATGTTAGATAAGAAAAAATTATTAGAGCAAGAGACAGGATTAGAATTATTACCTACCTACTCTTTTTGGAGAATGTATACTAAAGATGGAGAATTAACTAGACATAAAGATAGACCTTCTTGTGAAATAAGTGTGACCGTAATGATAGGTTCTTGCGGAGAGTCATGGCCAATATATATGGGTGAAAAACCAATTGAAATGAAACCTGGAGACGCTGTTACATATTTAGGATGTGATATTTGGCATGAAAGAAAACCCTTTAAGGGAGATTGGCACGCTCAATCTTTTATGCACTATGTGGATAAAAATGGACCTTACGCTGATGAAGCTTTAGATAAAAGACAATTTTTTTGTATGCCTGGAGTTAGATAGTGCAATTTAAACAATATAAAAAAGATGGGTCATGTGATTTAAATTTTTCGTGGAGAGAAAGATTTATAATATTATTTAAAGGAAAAATTTATTTTTCTAGCGATTCTTTAAGACATTTTGGTAATCTACTAGTAAGTATGGTTGCAAATTGGCAAAAAGATTTTGATGAAGAAACTAGGAAAAAATTAACTCATTCAAAAGAAACAAAAATAAAAGTAAAGTGAAAATAATAAAAAATTTTTGTGAAAAAGATAAATTTGAGGAAATACAAAAAATTATATTAGGATCTAATTTTCCTTTTTATTTTAGTGATGGTGTTGCAGATTTTGAACCAACAAATGAATTTTATTTTACACACACTTTTTATAGAGACTACCAACCAACCAGTCCATATTATAAATTGTTAATACCTATAATAGATATTATAAAACCAAAATCTCTTATAAGAATTAAAGCTAATCTATACCCAAGAACTGAAAAATTACATCATCATAAAAAACATGAAGATTTTGATTTTGATAATTATGGATTAGTTTTATCTTTAAATGATTGTGATGGTGGAACACAAATAGGAGATAAGTTTATTCCATCAATAGCTAATCAAGCTATTATTTTTAAAGCTAACGTTCCACATAATAGCACCACTTGCACGGATAAAAAAGCTAGATTTAATATAAATTTTAATTACATATAAAATTAAAACTAATTCCATATTTAATTTTATTAGTATGATTTTTAGTTGCTTTATGTTTTAAGAAACCACTGAATAAAGCAAACGATCCTTTCTCTGGTTTAATTGTTTGATTAATTTCTGGAAAATATAAAGTTTGTTCATGGTCGTGTAAATATATAACTCCAGACCATAAAGAACTTGCATGATCGTGTTCTATAGTTTCTCCATTTGGAGAAACTTTTATACCCCAAGAATCTGTTAAATAATAATGTCGTAATGGAATGTTTTTATCCACGTAAGCTATAAATTGTGAAATTATTTTACCAAATTCTTCATCGTGATTAAAATACTTATACGAGGTCATTTGATCTTTTACGTTTGTTTTGAAACTCATATTGTCTTCTCTTTTGATACCCTCCTCTATTTTTTTAATAAAATAATTTGCGTCAATATCGACTACTCCTTGAATAAAAAAATAATCTCTCAATATTTTTTTTTCAAAATGCTTGTTTATGTTAATATTCATTCTGTATTTTTACTTGTATAATACCATATAAAATGCTTTAAACATATAAAAATGTATAATATAGTCCCGATATGCTACAAAAAATAGGATTTCAGCCAGGTATAAATAAACAAGTATCCGAAACCACAGCAGAGGGTCAATGGGTAGATTGTGACAATGTTAGGTTTAGATATGGTACACCTGAAAAAATAGGTGGTTGGAAACAATTAGGCACAGATGAGCTTACAGGTGCTGCTAGAGGATTACATCATTTTGTAAATAGTCTTGGTAGAAAATATGCAATTATAGGAACAAACAGAATATTATACGCTTTTTCTGGAGGTATATTTTATGACATACATCCTATTAAAACTACTACAACGTTAACAAATGCTTTTAGCACATCAAATGGATCTCCAACGGTTACTATAACTTTTTCTGGTGCACATAATATAGGTGAAAATGATATAATATTATTAGATAATTTTAGCACTATTACTAATTCTAATTTTAGTGCATCTGATTTTGACGATAAAAAATTTATGGTAACAAGTGTACCATCAACCACAACGATTACAATTACGATGCCATCTAATGAATCTGGAAGTGGTGCAACTACTTCTGGTGGTATAAGAGTTCAACATTACTATCCTGTGGGTCCAGCGGTTCAAGCAAAAGGTTTTGGTTACGGTTTAGGATCTTGGGGTGGTGAAGAACCAGGTGCAGTAACTACAACTTTAAATGGTGCATTGTTAGATGACACGGCAGGGACAGGTGGGTCTGGAACATCTATTGTCTTAACAGATGCTACACAGTTTCCTAGCACCGGCACTAATTTTATTCAAGTTGGTAGTGAAGAAATATCTTATACAGGTATTACAGGAAATACGTTAACAGGTATTACAAGGGCTGTAAGAAATTCTACTAGATCTTCTCACTCTGATGGTGCAACAGTGACTAACACTACAGATTTTATTGCATGGGGTGAGGCAGCATCTGGTGATTTAGTTATTGAACCTGGCATGTGGTCATTAGATAATTTTGGAGACAAAGCAATATGTTTGATTCACAATGGTGCTGTTTTTTCTTGGGACTCATCTTTAACAAACGCAACTACAACGAGAGCATCTATTATAACTGGAGCACCTACAGCATCAAGACACATGGTTGTATCTACACCGGATCGTCACTTAGTATTTTATGGAACAGAAACAACTATTGGAGATACATCTACACAAGATGATATGTTTATAAGATTCTCGGATCAAGAAGATATAAACACATATACGCCTACAGCGACTAACACAGCTGGCACACAAAGACTGGCTGATGGATCACGAATCATGGGAGCTATTAGAGGTAGAGATGCAATTTATGTCTGGACTGACACAGCCTTGTTTACACAACGTTTTGTCGGTCAACCATTTACGTTTGCATTTGCACAGGTTGGAACACATTGTGGACTTGTTGGACAGAATGCGTGTGTTGAAGTTGATGGTGCTGCCTACTGGATGTCAGAAAATGGTTTCTTTAGGTATGCTGGTAAATTAGAATCATTACAGTGTTTGGTGGAGGATCATGTTTATAATGATATAAATTTAGAATCTGGTAATCAAATGGTATCAGCAGGATTAAATAATTTATTTGGTGAAGTTATATGGTTTTATCCAACATCAACATCTTCTGTAGTAAACAGAATGGTGGCTTATAATTATTTTGATTCATCTTCACGAAGACCTGTCTGGACAAACGGAACTTTATCTAGAACAATGTGGGAGGACTCTGCAGTATTTGGAAATCCACACGCAACAGAATACGATGCAGACACAGATACATCATTTGATGTGGTGGGTAATACTGAGGGCAAAACAACATATTATCAACATGAAACAGGAACAGATCAAAATAAAAATGGTGTTATAACTGCTATAACAGCTAATATATCCTCTGGAGATTTTGACATAAGTCAAAGAAGAAGTGCTTTAGGTCAAACTACTGGAGCTGCAGATCTTAGAGGGGACGGAGAGTTTATAATGAAGATACGAAGATTTATCCCTGACTTTATATCACAAACAGGAGCAACTAGAATAACTTTAGAATTAAGAAATTTTCCAAATGATTCTCAAGCAAGTTCTGCTCTTGGTCCTTTTGATGTCACATCGAGCACACAAAAAGTAGATACACGTGCAAGAGCACGAGCAGTTGCATTAAAAGTAGAAAACACAGCGGCTAGCCAAAGTTGGAAATTAGGAACTTTTAGATTAGATATACAACCAGATGGACGTAGATAATGGCAAAGATAGTGCAAGTATTAACAAGGGCTAGTAGAGAATATGATGTAACCGTTGCTGAATCTCAAGTTAGGGATTTAGACTCGATTGTAGAAAAATTAAATACAACGTTTCAACAAGAATTAAAAGAGGAGGTAGAAGCTCAAAACTTCTTTATTAATTAATGGCTAATAGTTTTATAAATAAAAAAGTAGATTTAACCACAACAGACCTAACTACATTCTTCT